AATGAAGAGGAATAGATATGGGATTGATTGATTTTTTATTCGGACCACCAGAGCCTCGATGTGCATACGGTTGCGGTTATGATGACCCAGAGATGTTGTTCAAACACAAGGGTGAATGGACCTGTGCAACATGTCTTGAATCTTATGAAGGCATAGTATACAATCATGCAACTAAGCGTTACAGAAAAGCAGAGCCCTATCTAAAAGAGGAATAGATATGATTCGTGAATGGTTAGATTTGTTACTTAGACTGATTACTTTTGACTGGTGGGATTGATATAATAATTGACATCTTCAAACCAGACCCTACAGGTCCCGACCATATCTACAAGAGATGGCGTGACGCTGAGGGTAATTTGATTGAAGAAACAGTTACCGACTTCGAGCCTTACTTTTGGATTTCAGCCAATACTTCCGAACAAATTGCTGACTCGGTCATCGGCCAGTTTCCCGGCTCTCGTATAGACTGGGAAGACAAAGCGGTTGGTCTTAGAGATGATGAACCTTTAGTCAAGGTATATGCATACAGGCAATCAGATGTCAAGAGTATGGCCGCCATGTTCAGAAAAACATGGGAAGCAGACCTCAGTTTACAAGACAGATATTTGATAGACAATGTCAAAGAAATGCCCGAATGGAAACCAAGAGTGTGGCACTTCGATTTAGAGTGGGATGTTAAGACCAAAGAAACCACGGTGATGGCGGTCATAGACAACTACAACAATCGCCATGTGGCTTTTTGTTGGAAGAAGCACAATCCTAATGGTCTATATGATAATGATTATCAATTAGAGAGTAAAATCGTAGAGTATGAAGTCAACGGAACTATTCAAGAGTTTACCTATGACAGATACCTTTACGGTTCAGAGCAAGAAATGCACGATGCCTTTCTTTACTACTTAGATGAATGTAATCCTGATGTATTCGTAGCCCACGCTATAATGTGGGCTGACTTACCTCACTTGATTGATAGACTCAAGCGGTTCAGAAAACTGAGTCCTTTGGGTAGAGTTATGAAGCCTATGAAAAGCGGTGCTTATGACTATGTAGCCCAGCCTATCGTAGGTAGGTTATGCTTTGATACTGCTGCACCAGTAAGAAGCGGTAGCGGCTTTGAGCGTGTATGGAAGGATAGTGGTCAGCCACAACTTAAGAATTTGAAATTAGACACCATCGCTAAAGCCTGTAAATTGGGTGGTAAGTTTGACATGGATGTCAAGACAGGTTGGACAGAAAGGTTTGATGAGTATGTTGATTATTGTATGCAAGATACCTTATTACTGAAAAAGATAGACGAAGGTAACCATGTACTAAATTTCTTTTTATCGCTACAAAGATTATGTGGCGTTTCTTTTGAATCGTGTCATAATGTAACACGGTTCGCCAAAGGTCTGTTGAACAGACGAACACACTGGAAGGCACCGAGTCGCTCTATGCAAGAGAAGCAAGAGTATGAAGGTGCTTTCATTCCACCTCCCAAACCCGGTAGATATGAGGGTGTGGCTTGTGTAGACTACAAGGGCTTGTACCCTAGTATCATACTGAGCCATAATCTATCGTGGGAGACTCAAGTTCCCAAGCACATGGCAGAGGAAGACAATGTTAGACAATTACCTGATGGTACTTGTTGGAGACAAGATGTCCCTGCACTGCTACCTAAGATTGTTACGGAGATGTTTGAACTCCGTGACAATTACAAAAAGAAAATGCGAGAAGCCCCCACTGAAAATGAGCGAAACGGATGGAACACATTACAACTTGCAGTAAAGCGTGTAATGGCATCGTTTTACGGCATGACTGCCAGTGCTTACTGGGGCTGGTCGGATTTCGATATAGCGAGTGCTATCACAGCCTGTGGTCGAAGAGCAATTAAGGCTCTCATGGAAGAGTCAGAAAAGGCTGGCTACAAGGCATTGTACGGTCATACGGATTCTGCTTTTGTCGAAGTGCCTTTCGATGAAGCACCTGCTTTAGCCAAGCATCTAACTGAGACCATACAGCGTGACCATGAAGCAAGTCATTTGATTGTAGAGTTCGAGGCTTACATGCCTTATTGGATTGTTGGCGGTAAGAATCTATACTATGGTATTTGTTCTTGGCCACCCGAAGATGAAGGTAAGAAAAAGTCAGCAAGATGGGGTAAAATCAGCACTTTGTCTCCGATATCGAAGGACTTAGAAAATAATATACTCACTGCTATCTGCACTGGGGCTGATGAAGAAAAAGTCATCAGCATAATAAGACCGTTGGCTAAGAAAATAAAGCGAGGAGATGTCGATATAAAGGATATATCTACTACTACTAGGCTACAGAAAAGGTTAACAGAATACTCAGATACTGCTGGCGGCGCTGTTAAAGCGGCTCGGTATTACAATCAGCACATAGTCGGGCGTAACCACTTTGGGGAAGGAGACAGCGTAGACTGGGTATATATTGCCAAGTCGAAAGACGGTTTACCTCCTACTCCGGTAGTCGCTTATGAAGATGTCAGCGAACTAGACGGTTTCGTAATAGATTATGATTTAATGGTTGATAAAATTGTCAAAGACAAAATAAAACCTATATTTAGAGCCCTAGATTGGGACTTAGAAAGAGCAAGTGGGGCAGCGATGCCTAAACAATATTGGTGATAAAATGAGCAGGATAGAAGACGAAGTATGTAAGAAAATCCAAGGGAGAGCAGAAGTTGGTAAAGCGAAGTACGGCGTTACTATGGAGACTGCACCTTTGTCTAGGCTAGAATGGCTCATCCATGCTCAGGAAGAAGCCATGGACTTGGCTGTCTACCTACAGAAATTAATCGAGGAGGAATCGGAATGAGCGATAGAGATTGGAGTGCCTACGCTAAATCTACCTATCAGTATGTGCTGGGCCATGAAAAAATGCTTCGTATCACGAAAACTAGTCTCACCAGTGACTTCGATTTCTGCCCTAAACAGTATGAATACAAGCGTATTCATCGTTTACCAGAGCCATCGACAGACGCTATGACAAAGGGTACAAATGTACACGACGCTATAGAGTTTTATTATGACAATGTCATGCCAATAGTAGGTGAACTACATACTCTTGTACAAAGAGACAAGATAAAAGAAGCACTTGAACTGGCTAAATCCATTTTGCCTGAGAAGGAATATCACTTAGGTGAACAATCGTCGATAGATACTAGAATACACTGGGACTTACAGCGATTAAAGCATGTAGGAGTAGATGACTATTTACCGATTATCAATGAATCTGAAATACACGCTTATGTCGAGGAAGAGATTGAATTCAATGGCGAAGTGCACACTATACCGATTCACTATGCAGGTAGTATTGACCGTGGTTTCAGTGAAGAAGACGGTGGAGTAGCCATCATGGAATTGAAAACAGGTAAGTGGGTACAGACTAAAAGAGACGATGAATGGAAAGACTCAGATTTCAAAGTAAAGTCCATGAGAAGAGAAATGGCGTTTTACAAGAAGTTGCTAAAGTTAGCAGACCACCCTTTACAGAATGTGACGCACTGGGGTTGGGTTTACCCATCAGGCACCGTAGAAGGATTAGATTCTCTTAACAAATATGGCTATGAGCAAAGAAGCATTAACAAAATATTTTATGAAAAGATTACCAAGCGTATGGATACCACATATACTAAGCAAATTGACAAATTGAAAGTTGGTTTGATTACGGCTTATTTGACTGGTGACTTCCCTACCAGTTCCAGTGCGGGTAAGTGCGCTTGGTGTAGTTTTAAAGAAATCTGCCCGGCATGGGAAGGAAGTGACAATCCACAAGAATATTTGGATAATTATCAGGAGGAAGAATGATGGATAAAGGGATGGTAAGCCGTTTGATAGAAAAAATGATGACTATGGTTGTAGACAGAAATGTAGAAGTTAACTTTTCTCATTTGGGTAAAGGTAACGACTATAGTATCGCTATTCAGGCGTCGCTGTACGAGTTTGATGAGAATGTACAAGGACCGAAAGGGCCTATGTACATCACTTTGAACAACTATCTTTTACAAGATACAGGCGAACTAATCAACACCATAGACAAAATCATCGAGAGTAGGAAGTGAACCCTTGAAAATAACATTTGACTTTCCAAGAGAAGTAATGGAACTTGGAAATGAGAATGGTAGGGGCTTTCGCAAAATCGTCAGAAGCAGTGGTGACCTAGAGAGATACTGGGCTGGTAAGAACGGCGTATCTAACGCTTACATGACGGTCTACGGTTATCGTGCTACTAAGCAACCTCATAACAACAGGGTAGATTTACTGACTCCTATAGTGAGACACTTTGTTATGGACTTTGACCCTAAAGACTTTCGACAAAGGAGTAGACCTGATGTTGACCCTGAGAAAGCGATGGAACAGACTAAGACTTTGCATTATTATTTACTCAAAGAAAATATATCTCACGCTATATGGTATAGTGGAGGAGGATTTCATGTATGGGTCGGATTAGATAAGCCTTACATGCCGAGTAACGGTAATCATTTGTCTGCTATCAAAGATGCAGGTATGCAGGTTGTCAATGACTGGATAAGAAATATGAACCTATTTTGCTCTGACCCTGCTGTCCCTTTCGATACCAGCGGGATGATTAGAATACCTAACTCGTATAATTCCAAAAGAGGCTCATGGTCGATACCTTTAACGACTAACGATTTAGAAAGAGGACTAGACCACATTATGGTCAAGGCACTTAATCCTAAAAACGGAGTGATTAGTTATGGCGAAAAAGGACTTGATTTAGTTATTAAAGAATCGCACAAAAAAGCCAATGTTTTCAATCCCAAATCAAAACCAATTGATTTACCAACAGTATCAATGGATGGTGTCATCATATTACCATGCTTAAACTCAGCAGCATGTCGACAAGGGAGTAACCCTAGTCATGATGCTAGGGTACAGTTAGTCAAGTATCTGGCTAAACGACTGAGAAACTTCATACCAGTAGAAAGAGTAAGTAAAGAGAAAGTTGAGAAAGACACGGAAACTATCATAGATTACATTAGGACATTAGAATGGGCAGACTTTGACGAAAGGACAACCAGATACCAAGTTAGTACAATTGTCGGAACAGAGTATCCTCAGACTTGCTCTATGCTCTACAAGAAGGGTATGTGTTTAGGTAAATGTAGATATTGGGACAAAACTGGTGCCATTGAGGAGGAAGAGTGATGACATTGCACTATTGTGAGATTTGCGAAAAGCGTGTCAGAGCCACCAAGAATATGAGAGATAGATACAAATCTATTGAAGACCCAGTTATTATCTGCCAAATCTGTAGGTACAAGAAACTAGTTCCGAGAAATCTTCTATGCACACGGACTATCAAAAGTGGTAGACTGTGCAACGGTGTAAGGTTTGATAGAAACATAGACAAGTGTGCATTATGCAGGAGGAAGGGTTATGAGTAAATCTCCTCTAATAATTGACACTAATGAAAGAGGACCTCTTCACGATGCTGTTATTCGTGCCGCCGAAAGAGAAGGCTTCTCAGTAAAGAAAGAGCATTTGCAGGGAATGGGAGATTACAAAGCAGGTAATGCTCACATAGAGTGTAAAAGCATATCCGATTTGATTCAATCTACATTCAAAGGTCATCTACAAAGACAGATAGAAAACTTGGATGCTAACTGTGACAGAGTAGTTTTGCTGGTACACGGTGACATCGCTAAGTATGTCGCAATGTGTAAAAATCAAGGTAGACCTACCAGTTATCCAAAAGTCTTAGACATGATGCTGGGTATATTTGCCAGACTTACAGCAGATTTTGATTGTCACATTTATCGAGCAAAAGATTACACCGAAGCAGGTATTTTCATAGCCAAGTTACATGCTAAGATGAACAAACCTGCCAGTAAACATGGTGCAAAGGCGATAACAAGAGTAAGTACTAATGATGTACGAGCAGACATGCTTGTTACAATACCGGGCTTTGGCCCGGATTTGGTGGACAAGTTGTTAGAAAAATGCGGGTCAATCGAAGAGATGTTGTTTCCCGAATCACTCAAACAAGTAAGAGGAATGGGAACAACTCTGCGACAAAGATTGCTAAATGTACTGACATCCGAGGAACCGATTAGGATTCATAAAACATACAACAAGAGAGGGAAAGGAAATGATGGAACACAGAGCAGATAAGTACGATTGCGTGAAACAATATCCTATACTGAAAGGGTATCTTGAACACTTTAACCAAGTGAGTAAGAATAACGAGATACCGGGTTTGATATCTTTCTTTTTCATACTGGGCCAAGCAGCAGTACCTTATGTCAGAATACCTGTCGGTGGTAGCAACCTTGACCCAAGAGTCAGTATATTTTGGATTCAAGATACTAGGACAGGTAAATCGGCAGCGTACCAAATCATAGAAAGAGTGCTAAAAGAATCAGGAATGCAAAGCGAAGACTACAACTCCGGTAATGACGCTGCTTTAGTTGGTACACTAATCCCTGACCCCGAATTTGACGGACCAGTAAGAGACGCACCACAAATACCAAGGCCGGGTATACTGGCTGGTAGAAAAGGGCTTAACTTCGACGAGGGTAGCGTAATCTTGAAGTCTGGTCAACACAATGAAAATACTACCCTATTCCTACAGTCTGCATTGAACTCAGCAGGTACTGGTCGTAACATACTTACTAAGCACATGGCAAGAGACACATTTAGTGTCAAATCTGAGGTATCTCTATGGATAACTACATACCCTCCGAAAGGTATCAAAGAGCATGTTCTTGACAAAGGTATTTTCCAGCGTGTTTTGACATACTGGAGGCATTGGACTCTTGAAATGAAAAAAGATATCAATCAATTATTAGCGGAGGCTGTTTACAATATACCGACATACACTGTATCCTTTGAAGAGGTCGTAACTTTCTTTGAGAACATGAGGCGTAAACTGAAAAGAAGAGTGCTGGAACTATCTGACATTGCGCCACTTGAGTGGGATGAGATGTCAGAAGAAGACCAAGATGTAGTAGTGGGTAACTTGAAGCATTTAATGTTCCAGCCAGACGAAGCCTATGTACCAGCACTTATGTCAGCCATTGATGATTATTACAGCGCAGTAGAAGTAATGAGTCCCGACAAACAGGGTATATGTTCTTCTTTCATCATGGGTCTACAGAACTACACCAATGTACTAGCGCATCATATGGCGATGATTGAAGGAACATGGGTAGTCAGAGGCGACCACATTGACATGGCTAAAGAGATACTTTTAGACTTGTACGGTAACTTGATTCAATGGCTAGAGTCTGAAATAAACATCGGTGCCGGTGCTAGTGAAAAGAAGAAGATGGAAGGTTACTGGATTAGTGCATTCGGTCAAGCAGAAAAGTTTGACTTTGACGACACTAGAGGTCACGGATGGGCTAAGAAGAAAGAGGTTATGGACAACTTTGGTAAGATAGCAAACTACAGTAGTCATGCTTCTATCAATGACAAATTCAAATTATATGGCAAAGAAATATTCAAAGATACTCGTGAAGGGGCGAGGATATTTATTAGGTTAAACAAAGATGTCAAGCAACCGAAAGGTGGTAACTCATGAGTTTCTGGGATATAGAATGTATATGCTGCGAAAGTGTATTAGGTGATAATATCGGAGGCTATTTCATGGGTTACAAGGGTAAGAAGAGGATTGCTGTCTGCGATTGGTGCCTATCTTGTATGTCGGGGGATAACTGATGAAGATGCTAGCGCTCGACATAGAAACTGCTAACTTTAGCCACGATATAGGTGGTTTTGGTCAGACGCATTTATTCGAGCCTACTGTAGTAGCCACATGGGATGGAAATCAAGGCGTGGTATATTCCAACGAGTCGGTTTCTAAATACTTACCAGAGGGTACTGTAGTCAAAAAAATGCATCCTGAGATAATAGGAGACGACTTAGCCAAGCATGTCAGCGAAGGCGGTATGGTACTAGGTCATAATTTGAAAAACTTTGACTTACCTATTATCAGAGATGCACTTGATTGCTACACTGTTGGTGAGATAATGAAAAAATCCACCGAACAGGTTTTTGATACATCTGTTTTGCTGAAAAGTATAGTGGGTCATGCAGTACCCTTATCAGATGCCTGTTATCACACTTTGAACAAAGGTAAACTTATGAACAGTCACGATGCCCCAATAGAGTGGCGCAAGGGTAATTACAGCAAAGTCGCTGAATATTGCTTGAAAGACGCTGAACTCGTATACGAACTTTGGAAACATGGTATGGAAGAAGGTTTCGTAAAGGCGAGATGCAGAAAAACGGGGGATGTCAAAGAATACGAGGTGGACTGGTAATGTCAATGATAGTCTGCGAAGTATGTGAAAGAGATAATTGGTCAGGAATTAGATGCTCTAAACATAGAGTGTGTACTTCCTGTATAGATTCCATATTGGAAAAATATTTTGAGAGGGAAAATAATGAACGAAAACGAGAGTAACACAAGCGCAGTGGTGCATAATATAAGAGCAGCAAAAAGAGCCGTAATGACGGTCAAGACAACACTTGGCCCGATGGGTATGGACAAAATGATGGTAGATGCCGGTGGTAATGTAATAGTTACTAACGACGGTGCTACTATTCTACAAGAGTTAGACATCAGTCACCCTGCGGCTAAAATGGTGGTCGAAGCGGCTAACACACAAGAAAATATCTGCTACGACGGAACGACAAGTACAGTAGTCTTGGCAGGAGAGTTACTGGGTAACAGTGAACTTCTGTTTAACAAGGGGCTTCATGCCAATATCATTTGTCGTGGTTACAGGAAAGCCTCCAAGTGGGCAACTGACCACATACAATCACTGGCTTTCAAAGGGTCTAAGCATCTCAGTAATGTAGCAAAGACTTCTATTACAGGCAAAGCGTTAGAATCTAGCGTAGAGCATGTTAGTGGATTATGTGTAGAGGCGGTCAAGAAAGCAGCAGGTGACTTTGAAAGAATTAGAGTTCTATGTCAGCCGGGCGGTAGCCTAGATGACTCGTCTTGCTTTAGCGGTGTAGTTTTACACAAAGAGTTTATGTTACCTGCTATGCCTACCTTACCAAATGGTCAGGCTTTACTAATCAACACTGGCTTGAGTGATATCAAAAGCGATGATAATGTTCAACTGAATCTTGGCTCTGCTGCTGAATATCAGCAATACAAGCGGCAATCAGGTAGAGAGCAATGGGTAGACAAAGCCAAGGCAATAACTAATCTCCTGCCAAAGGGAGGCGTAGTATTCGTTAGAGACACTGTCCATGAAGTTGTGGCGGCTACATTAGCCAAGCATAACATATCCATGGTGCACAGAATACCTGAAAGTAACATGACGGCACTAGCCAAGTTGCTCAACACCACTATTGCCCATACCACAGAAGACCTACAAGAGGCGGTAAAATGCGACGCAGAGTGCAAGACTATTGGTGATATGAAGTATGTCGTAGTCAAGGGTGAAGGAGAAGTCACTACGCTTATTCTAAGAGGTGCTACTAAGCAAACTCTTGACGAGACTGAGCGTGGCTTTGAAGATGCTCTCGGTGTAGTCTGCTTGGCTTACAACAGCGATTCGGTTGTCTACGGCGGAGGCTCTGCTTATCTTAATGCAGCGTTGCACTTACGCTCAAGGGCTGCGGAAGCAGGTGGTAGAGAGCAGATGGCTATCGACGCATTTGCTGACGCATTAGAGTCAATACCGGCTACCATTGCTGAGAATGCAGGTCATGACCCACTTGACACTATACTGACACTAAGAAATGAGCACAAGGCGGGTAACACTGACAGCGGCCCAGATATAGAAAACGGCGGTGCTTGTTCGATGAAAGAGCAAGATGTCTTCGAGCCGCTTGATTTAGTCAAACAGGCTATTCAATCGGCCAGTGAAGTTACAATTAGTATACTACGAATCGACGACATCATAGGAAAGCGTGGTGAGTAACTTGAGTGATAATCAACTTTCTGTAGAAGAAGAAATACACGCTCAAATGAAAATCTCAGAGATGATACTTGAAGAAAATCCAGACTTATTAGAAGAGGAATGATTATGAGACTTTGCTCAAAAAGAGGCTGTTTTAATCTAGCCCATAACGGATTTAGACACTGCTTAGCGTGCCTCCGTGGAAAAGAAGAGGAAGAGTGACCACTCAAATGCACTCGCTTTCTGATGAGTATTACTCAATTAGTTTAAGTATAGTATGGTATACCAAAACTTATGGCGGATGAAAAGAAACCAGAAGAGAGCGAGGGAATACAGATTCCTGATATTGAACAAGCAGCAGTAGTAAAATTAAACGGTATGGATTGGCATATAATCGAACATATATTTGTTGACTATGTAGGGCAGAATTTCGGTGAATATGCAAAAACTGAAACTGATATAGAAGAACTAAGAAGTAGTGCTATCGGACTTTACAACAGATTCTGTGCAGCCGAGCATGTCTTTCAAGAATTGAGAGAAGCATTAGTAATAGTGAATATAGACGATTAACTACCTTCCTAACTTCTCAGCCATTTGTCTGAGATAACGGGACAGTCTTCCGCCAGCCCTTCTCGATACAGGCTCTGCCTTGCGCTTACGGACACCCTTGAATCCGAGTTGTCCATGAAAGCGTATGTAGTCGCAGAAAGAACACTGATGTAAGACTACAGGTTCGCCCGATATATAACAGCCCGATATCGACAACGGTAGAGAGATGCGATTACAGTTTTCGCATCTTTGCTTGAGCATGTCGATTAGTCTACCCATCAACTCACCGTATGCAAGTCTAATTTATGCCAATCAGCACCGTCATAGACAAACTTAGCATACTTGTTTATTCCGACATCGACATTTATTTTTGTGGTAGTGCTATGTCCACCAACAGTAGAGTCAAAGTGTAAAGTGTGACTTCCAGCCTTGTGATATACCTCTACAACATGACCTCTTGGAAAATCACCTGTAGGGTTTATTTTTCTAGCAGCGTCGGTGGTAACTATCCATATATTACCTTGGTCGAAATTGAATGTGACATCTCCACTAGTTGTTACAATTTCTAATCTGTTTGGTCCCAAAACATGCGTATCTGTGGAGGGTGTAGCCTGTAAGTTTCTAGGTGACGCAGCATATACTAATCCGTGTCGATTACCTGCCACATCAGCAGTGTGACTCTGCCATATGGCTCCGAATGGACTGCCAGCAAAATCTCCACCTTCGTTACCAGCAAAGAATGCATCTAAGTCAGCAGCGGAGTTGATTGAGTTGCTGGGATAAGCGGTATTCCCGTTTTCAGCCTTGGTCATAGGTGTCAAAAAATTGACAGTGTTATCTAAAAATGTCCTGCGGTCAAAGATGATTGGGTCGTTACCTAAAACACCACTAGTGCTGATTGTGTATCTTAGAACTGCTATGACTGTGCTTTGATGATTGGAGTCTGTATTAGCGGTTATACTAGGGTCAGATAAGAATCGGCTAGGTATCAAAGGGGTTCCTGCTGACGCTACAACAGGTGTGCCTATTTCATACATCACATTGTCTTTCGGTGAACCGTTACCAACTAGATATACCACTACAAATACCTCTGAGTTTGAAGACGGGTTACTTGGTAAGTCTCCAGAAAAGTTAGAATCCGACTTTACCGTGAACGCTACGGTGCCATTCGGACCGCCCGCAAACTTATACAGAATACCATCTATTTTGCAGTAACCCCCGTTGACTGTAATCAAGCCTGCGTTACCTGCTGTGATGTAACCGGGTGTACCTGATACAACGCTGTTTCTGAGCGAATGACCTTTGGCACCATCGCTTAATCTCAAAATACCGTTACCGTGTAACCCTTCGTATAGATTAGTAAGACTAGGACTAGTAAGCCCGTCTCCGTCTCTAAGTCCTTGTGAATTAGAACCGTAGCCCGTTGCGCTTGTGTGTCCTGCTTTTGGATTAGTCATTGTCCCACCTCTATGATTGCGGTAAATTTAATTTCATTATTGCTTGTTTTTTCTATCGAGTTATAGGTGTATCGGCACAAGTCTGTAGTGTCAGTAGCATCGGCGGGATTCTTGTATCTGATAACAACTTCCCTTAGCGGTAGCGTGAAACTAACATCTAATGACAGTTTTGCTTCCACCGATAATGTATTGTCGTCTATTATCTTAACATCAGGTTTGACAACGACTGCTGGTCTACCTATCCCGCCGTCTTGTTGAGTAGCAACAGTGCCGTCAAATCCAAACACCACTTCATTGATTCTCGCTCTTAATGTATCTATCAAAAATCTTGTTCCCTCGTCTAATATTGGCATATCAACCTCTCCTGTTTTTCAAGTATCTACTTTGCACTGCGCCCAACTTGAGGTGAGCGTTCTTAGATTCTGGAACAGTATCTGACCTTATCAGTAGTTCTTCATTATCTAACACTGGGTGAACACTTCTTGATTTGATAACAACAGTATTTGCCCCCACTCCGGCTAGATGAATATGACCTAATTTGTTACCGCTAGATGTGTAAATTGGTTGGTTGTCAGTAGCAAATACAGAAGTGGCGCTTACTCCGTCTACTGTAAATGAGGTCGTGCCGATTGCGTGACCTCCCCCGTTATTTATGAAAACACCTGTGCTTTGTAACACACGAGCACCGTGTATGATATCTCTGTTAGGTTGACCGAGGTTGAACCCTACGCCTCTGTTGTTATCAACTCTCTCTGCTATCTCCCAACTAATTTTAATCTTGAAGCCAAAAGAAGTGGCAAACTCTTCAACGCTGAACTGTCTGTTTCTATCGAAGTCATCGTCAGATGTATTACTAATGTCAACCTCTTGGAATTTTTGTAATACATCTTCAAGTGTTCCATCGACTGAGTTTATGTGCAAATCAGATTTGCGATTTATTAAATCATAATTACCACTCAAGACAATTTTCTTGTTGCTATCAGTCCTTGATTGATAACTAACTAAGTCACCGGGTTGAATGTGACTACCTTCCAAGACATCACTTAGTATCTTTGAGTTGGTAGCCTTCTTTGCCATCCTGAGCATGTTCTGACCTATCTTTCTAGCACTTGCCTTGGTTAGTGCAGTAGGTGCGTAAATGCCTCCGGGCACTTCGACGATAGAATCACCTTGACTACCAAAATCATCAATCTGAACTACATTGTTATCATTGTTGGCTCTGGGCTTGCCTCTCACTACAACTCTGTTTGGTAAAGCGGCATTGTTACTTTCGGTAGTTCCTCCGCTAACTCTGTTTTCAGTCAAAAGATGCTCTCTTTCTATTTGAGTCTGGGGCGAATAAACAAGATTGCCAAACCTATCACTTCTAGGTGAATAAAAATCATGTTTGGCTAAAAATCTGATGGCAGTTAAGGAATCTATACCATAAAAATCCTGAGCAACAAAGGTCGTGCTAGGTCTTTTTATTCTAAGACCGTTGATAGAACTCTGAGAAGAATTACCTAACTTGATTGCCAAATCAGAAGTTCGCAAACCCACGCCTACTTTTTGAGCAAAACGGATAGTTTTATCAGTAAAGCCGATATCGTGTAACTTTCTACCCTTCAAGTTCTCTATTCCGTACCTATTACCCTTAGTTGATGTCTTGATTTCGGACATGACTAATGCTTGAGCATGGTTCTCACTGCCAACAACCAACGCAGGTAAAGTGCTGTTTGTAGTAACTTTATCACCGTTAAAGAACAACGAGCCTTCGTAAGTCATACTATCTGTCGGATTGTGAAGCAAACGGATAGTATCTTCTTCTTCGATGAGTTTGTATCTGCGCTCAGGTGTAGGTATAAAATCCGTTTTGATAGGTTTGTTAGCCGCAAATCCAGCCTTTACTTTGGTGTATTGAGCGTGGCGTACAGCGTTATCGACAAAGCGTGGCTTACGAATCTTCTTCATCACAGTGTTCTGAGCAGCGTCTGCTCGACCTGTTGCGAGATTCTTACCTAGCGCCATGTTCAGTCAACCCCTATTTCTCCTCTTTCACCAAAGTGACTTTGCCCACCTGTCCAACCATCAGGTAATCTTACCAAAAATTCAGGAGGTATATATTGGGTAATGAAACCCTCAGCAGGCTCATCCTTACCTCCAAAAGGATATCCTCTGTTTCTAAACATACCCTCGACTTGTTCTATTGGCATCCTTATACCTAGTCTCCCTCTTCCCATTTCAGCATCACTGTATATATTCCAGCCGCCTCCGCTTGCACCAGCAGGAAATACGAAATTACCAGATTTACCTTCTATGTCAAATGGCTTATAACGGTCACCGCCAAATTTACCTGTATTCATAAATTGCATATCTTCCCATTCAGTTGCATTCTTACTAGCAGGAACAGGTTTCAAACCTTCTCGTATTAATTTCTCATACGGTTGTCTATCTTCTTGGGGTATACTTTGCCCTAACTCTGTTCCTTCATACCATGATTCTAAAGGATGCAATCTCCTCATGGTAACAGGCCCGTAAGGACTCGGTAAGTCAGGATGAAACTCACCAAGCGTAGTCTGACGCTTCAATATCATCCAAGCCTCATCCATTGGTGTCATACGCCTCACTCCCCACTATGGTCTCCTGTATTATAAGATGCATCCCCTTTGCTACCCTTTGGATGTAGCGTCTGGCTGTGTCTTGGCTGAACACTGTAATCACCCTCATCATCATCTATAGAACGACGACTTGCGTCGGCTCGGAAGTGTTCAAGAGTGTTTTCTGACATGACCATTCTGGCCACCGGGTTAGTAATATCTGACTTATCATAGCCTGTCACATCGACACCGGGTATCTTCGGCCCTTGGCTGTCTGGAACAGTGATGCTACTAGTCGGGTCTACAGTGTATACAGGTGCGTAAGGTGGGCTACTTGGTGTACCTGTTCTAGCACCCGGTACATCACTTGTAAACATACCATACTTGCCACCAGCAGTTGCTCTGTAGAAGTTTGAGTTTTCTTGAGGACTGCGACTTTTCAGTGCTACATAAGGTCTAAACATCTGACTGTGTTTGAAATCAAGTCCAAACGCTGGTCTATACAAGAATTGTATATTACTATCAGAATGGTTTAAATTTTCCTTTAGCGGATGCTGATGGTCACTATCTTGGTAAGGGTTAGATGACGATGTAACTCCATCTTTACCCCAGCCTGTGACATCTAAGTTACCGGCGTGTTTACTCCAATCTATTACATAAGTACCGCCAAGCGGCCACATAGCATGTGCATCTGAGTGTTTGACAACACCAGTAACAGGGGCGGCACTCCAGTTAAGTCCAGTCATGTCCAAGTCCTTAAGAGTTCTACTTCCGAAGTCATATGCTCCTCTGATATTGGTTCTTTGACCAACCTCTCTGTCTGTGTGCAGACTGTGGGCTTCTGTTGACATAACGATGTATTCTCTACTTACACCGTCGTTTAGTTCTGCGATAGTGTCTACATCTAATCCCAACCTAACATCATCTCTTGACACAGGCTCAGCACCTCTAGTATCTGCGTTGACAGTTTCGATGGCCTCACCGACATGTGCGCTAGGCTTGAGTAGACCGTCATCAGAATCTAAGTCCACCCTATCGCTGATACCTCTTTCAATTTCACCAGACTGTAATGTCTCGTTGCTCGGCCTAACCAAACCTTGTCCGTAGACAGGTTCGGCTGTGTTACTTGACAATACCAAACCAGTAGCATCATGGTTTTCGCTAACAGCCATAAGTAAACTTTCGTTGAATACTGTAGGCCATCTACAACCTCTACCATCTCCCCTGTCACCAACTCTAAGCATGCTCGCAGGATTGAACCAATCGACTACTCCCATATTAGTAGCATCGTTGTTCGCTGTGTTGGCATACCCACTCTGTCTATCACTGCCGTCACCTCCGAATAAGTTGGTAGCAGAAGGTCTGTTATTTACATTAGTATCTTGATAAGCATCCTCTGGGTCCCACGATGGCCTTAGTCCGAATCCTCTTACAGGGAAACGCCTGACATCCTCGCCACGAGTATTACCCCACCAGTCAACCATGTAATGCCTGTGCGCTGTGGCTAACTCGGCTATATCTTGTCCAACTTCATCGTTAGGGAATAGCCTAGTAACGGTAGATGCATTTCTTGCAGTTCTAACTGGGCAACCAAACGGCCCTGTCATTCTTCTACCGTCACTATATCTGACTTGGCGACCAATTTGGTCTTGGCCGAGTAAACTAGAAACTTGAGTTAGTCTTTCAAGTATACCTACATTGATAGACGCTAAGGCTTTGTTTTGTCCACTACCTAGACCAAAATATTGCCAGTTACCTGCATCTTGTTGTATAAAAGGACCATTGTAATAACCTAACATTGCGTTACTACTAGATACCTCTAGCCAACCACGAATGTATGGAGACCATCTTGGTCTGTTGTACAGTTGCCTAACTGCCATTCTATAACCAAAGCACCTATTTCTGTCGCTAGGTAAAGACAGCGTCGCAACTCCAGTTGAATCTTGGTATGTTTCGCAATCCATGCCAAATGTGTCGCTACCCCAACCCATAATGGAATGACCATACGAATCTAATCGGCTAACACCACCTCCTCCACGAGAGCCGCCCGGCCAGAACCCAAAGAAGTTGTATTTGTCTGAGCCTACAGTCCCGCCTTGATGATTTAGAGTTCCAGCACCGTCAGTAAGTGCATCAATTTGTGCGGCGGTTTTAACTAACCCATCATGTGACAGCGCAGTTCCAGAGTCGTTATCGTGGTCATGAGGGGGTACTACTGTCTTCATACCAAATGCAAAAGGCCCTTTACTGGCTACATAATTGAAATCGTGGTAATGTATTGTTTCAAAGTGTTCTGGAACATGGTTGTATGGCTTTTGGTTAACGGGTGTATCAGCAGTTCCAGCCTTGGTGTATATATTTCTTGAAGCATCGTCACTATACCAAGTAAACGGTCTGCCTAAATTAGGGTGCCACATACACAGGAAAGCGTCTGCTGAATGCAACGAATTAGTATCTCTGCTTCCGTTAGCAAATTGTGGCAGGTTTCTAGTCATCGCACTTGTATCAGAATTAAGATAAAGCGTTGACGCACTGCCATTATCGTATGGTCTGGTCAACCTAAGCACTGTATTTGTTGCTATGTTAGACCAGAAAGAAGCGTCTGCTGTAACATTATCAAAACCAGTTGTGCCAGCGTGTGTTCCAGTCCCTCCAAATGTTCCAAAAATATTATTATAGGTAGCAGTATATCTCACTCCGTCTTTAGTATATTCTAACCTTTCACCGTAATAAGGAAACGCTGGAAATAAATCAGAACTGTCTTTAACGGTTATAAAGCCTCCTGTGCTCGTTCCGCCACTGCTGTCAAATCTATTTACTATACAAGTAGGAGACAGGCTTCTTATTCTCTTGTGAACTTCGTATATGTCTAAAAACGATGTTGGGTAACCTGCAAGTGTTATCTGAGCGCCGACAGCGCCATAGTTTGCTCTACACAATTCATAGTAGTTATCTGGTTTATACCACTCAAGATGTCTAAATCTGTTAGCACCTGTTCCCAAAGCGCCATCTTTGTGAAGAGTGCTCCACCAAGGTATGGTTAAGGTTCTGCCCGGTGTTGAACTTACAAACATACCCGGTCTGTAAGGTAGACTTCTGCGAGTAAAAGCAGGGCTAATAGACTCTTGAACACCGAGTGGGTTGTAAAGAGCAAGAGGCGGTAAACTAGCAAATTGGCTACCGGGGTCGGGGTCAATATCTAATATTACTTCGTTTAGTATAACTTCACAACCTCTAACATCAGCCATCATAGCCTCGGCTAAGATAAGTGCATAAGCACCTCTAGTGTTGACATTCCTTTCTATGGCAATCACTGTGTTAACTTGCTGACCTGTTAGTTCAGTTACTTTTGTACCAGCCTCGCTAGGTGCTTTTATAGAGTCACTGTGATTTTGATGAAAACCTTGTAACTGTTGTTTAAACACATTCGGCTGAATAATAATCTGGTAGGAACCTACTTCCAACGGGTCTGGAAAGTGATTGTTCATAGTGTATGTGGCCGCTGCTTCGAGAACAAGTGTATGCCCTCCTGCTGCGTTTATGTTACCTGCATCAGTACCTACACTGGCTGCTATGCCGTATCCTTCATATTTTAATTTGGTCTCGGTGAGTAGTGTAAACGCACCGCCATGTATATCACTAGGTCCATAAGCAGTACTTGCCGCAGAAAACCAAACCGTCGGGTCTCTACCAAAACCAGATGGAACAACAGTATCACTATCAAATTCGAATCTACTCGTTTCGAGTGTTCCAATAAGTGAATCTTCAAAGAGAGATTGATTGGAACTTTTACATGCTTGATGTAAATCATACATTCTTTGATACGCCGGATGTGCATAATGACCGGGCATCAAAGCCATAGTAGGAGTAACATAATGATGTCCCATTCTTGGTATGGGCATGGGTGTCATAGTTGCAGCATTAATGTATTGACTTGGAACTGAGTTTGCAGCAAAAGCACTTGTGCTAGTGGGCAAAGCGTTATACATTCCAAACCAATCTATTTTTTTCATATCTGGGCTCGCACCGCTATATTCACTATGGTCACGCAAACGCTTAGAAGCAAACATTCTGGTTGTTCCAGCGGGCATATAATACGAAGGGACCATCAGTAAATTATCGCTTGATTCGTTGTTGTTGTCTATAATAAACTGCTCAAAATCTGGACTGACTACAACACCGGTAAACTTGTTAGTTCCTAATCCTGTATAAGACGCTATGACCCCTTTGTCGGTGACAGGATTGTATACTCTCAAGAAATATCTACCTCCACTAAGTTGGGAAGTATCCGCCCAAATGTCGGAGTTAGGTGCAGATGCTGTAAGTATCTCACTCGTTGATGATTCATAGCCACCAAAAGTCAACTCTTGTAAATCGTAACGATGAGTCATCGTTGTTCCCATTTTAGTTACATGAAAATATAACGACCTGTCATGCGGTTCAAAAGCAGACTTGAGTGGGTTACTATCAGTGTGTTCAGTCCACTTACCTAGTTCAGAATCTGGGAAATTAGAGTCCTGCGACAAATGTTCCCACCCGTTATTTTCCCATGTTGGCCAAACTCTTGGACTAATATATTCGTGCTCAAACATCTCTCTAATCTCAGTAATGTTTTGTGCGGGGTGCTGTAAACCACCCGAACCGATGGTCTCGTTTTGATACGCTTGTATTCTATCGAAACCTGACCTAATAACTATGTTGCCGGGAATTTCATCTGGTTCTGGTAACCTTATCCTTAAGTTGGGACTGACACCAGCACCTGCCAGAGCAGGGGCCAAACCCTCTATTTCCCTGTCACTGATGTGTCTGAAATCCATAATTACTGTGCCAAACGGTGACCCACCTTCGATTCTATGCTCTTGTCCAGTATCGTCTACTACATTAATGCTTGAGAACTGTTTGTGTTCATTGGGTATCATTAAAGCGTTTCTCACTTCTATGGGATGTTGTTCTGCTAGTTGTGGATGTCCCAACTCTTGTGCTTGGATGATAGGAAACATAGCAGCGTTAGTAGTCTCAAAACTAAATCTAACATTGCCGAGTATTTTCTCTCCTACTGTCTTATACACATTTGAAGAATCTTTACGCTTTGTCCAAGGTATCATACCTAGTCCACGAGCGTTCAGTGCTGGCATAGTCAAACTACCGCCATCCATTCGCTTCCAAACTACATGTTCTGGTAAAAAGTTTCTGGCAGCGCTTCTTTTGTTGTAAAAGCCAAACAGACCAGTGTTTCCTTGGTTAGCACTTGTTGACAAGTAGTGTTTCTCGCCGGTAAGACCTATGCATTCTACTGCATATTGAGATTGATTTTCGTGAATACTGTTACTAACAACTGTGCTTTCATCCCAGAACAAATCACCAGTAGGATATCTACAAGCGTTGGCTCTAACCATATCACCACTTTGTATAGTTCGATGCCACTGAACATCTTCTGGTAGCGTATTACCGTTAGGGTAATCGTCAGCAGTAGTTGGTCTGAATTGATTTTTGTGTATCTGAACCTCTACATGAGGGCCAGCAGTAGCGGGTCCAACATATCTATCTTTATTATGTATAATACTTGTAGAAAATGTAACTGTTCCGGCCTTAGTTATACTAGATTCTTGACTGGCTAACAACATATCACCAGTGCAAGTTACTCCGTCGATGTCAGCCTTCGCTATCAGAGGCAACTCACTTTCGTGACTTACTACAACCAGATGCCTACTTGACAAACCGTTGACACATGAATCACTTGCGAAATTTACTAAAGGATTTTCCGAAAATTGTAACACAGGTGCAGAACTTGCCAAACATGTTTCGGCAGCCCCATAAGGATTGAATCCTAAAAACGGATGCCATGCGCCCAGACCAGCAGCATAAGTATTGCTACCCAAATCTAAAGAATTCAGATAGGAATATCTTTCACCATGCCAACCTATTGCTCCTACTGGTCTAGTTCTATCTACGGCATCTACAAATCCACTGTAGTGCACTTGGCACATATGGTCTCTGGATGTGTTACCTGAGTCATTATTGTGCCTATGTGTCCCTGCCTTAGTCCAAATATAAACTTCGTAAACAGTTCTGGGACTAAAACTAAACGCACTACTATCATGAGGGTTGATTAAATTAGTAGAACCTCCGTCAGGACTTTTACCTAATGTGAGAGTAAGGTTAGGTGCAGAATAAGATGTGGATACATATGGTGCGTAATGAGCATTAGTACCGTCACTGACCCTTACCCACCCATATTCTGGTAAAGTTGTCAGGCTACCGCCAACCACTAAACTGGCAGCAGTACCACTATTTTCTGCGGTATAACTTAATATATTGGTTTTTACCCAACCATATCTGTCTTGCTTATGGGCGTTTTGCATTGATGGCATGAATGTTCCACCCATGGCTTTCAACGGGTCTTTTCCGGGGAATGTGTTTATCGAAGCACTAATGATTGTCGCCAACTCTTCTGCATTTTGCACTCTAGTTGCGTCAATAATAACCACATTGTCGTGCACCGCTTGGTTAGTTGGTGTGCCTCCGTAGTAACCTAAGTAAGCCTTTGCCAACAAACCACATGGCCTGAAAGCAGAAGTGTTCTGTGCAGCATTGCTACCAGTGTTCAATCTACCAGTTGTTGGGTGTGCAGGGTTTTTACTTACATGGTTGTCTAAGAAATGCCCGCCCGGATGGTAACCGCCATCCATATGCCAAACAACAGCAGACTTTCTAGTCTGTAAGAAATTAGAGCCGCCTATGGTATTAGCAGCACCGCCTGCAATTGCTACAGGAACATGATTAAACGGATGATAATGTTTGGGAAGGTTGGCTGTCGTAGCAACGCTGCCCTCATAGTAAAATGCTTTATCAAAGGTTTGGTTGTAGTTTTTAGTAGCACTAGCGTCTTCTGACGGAAATCCTTTGGTAGGTTGCCAATTCATAACATAGTTAAATCCTTTAAGATTGTTCTTTTGGAAAAAGGTAGTCATAGGCAAGTGGGCTTTCGTCCATACTGGGGTTACAGTACTACTTCTGTTGAAACCGCTGTGTTCAGTTAAATCACCGTTGGTCAATTGATTTGGTAAGAATGTATCCTTGGTAGCATCACTATTGAAGTGAATTGGAACAGCACTGTAACCATTACCAGTTGTAACTATACGAGAGCCCTGCGGTTCATGGGCTGCTGTGTTGTGCGGGAAAGCCTGACCGGGACCGAATATCATGTATGTAGTGTGTTGAGTGTTACTTCCCGTTGGACTATATCTAGCGTGCGGGTGAGCGAATCTCAACACTATTGGACTAGGAATATTAACACTTACACTGTTAGTACCGTCAGTATAATCTACACCTGTGACTTTACTGTTAGCGTTTTTAGCCATGTCAAAAGTAAGTATAGCGTCTTGGTTGAAGAAAGGAGGATGGTTCTGACCTTTGTGTTGGTCAAGATAAGGTGTACCGGGGAACATAGCCAGCATAGCATTGGTGTCTAACAATGCGTAAGAGCCAGCCACCTCTCCTATGTTCTGCATACCAGCGCTACCTGTCGGACCGGAGGAGTATGGGTGTGTGTAGAATTCGCTGTAGTCGTTTTGTGTTCCGTCATTGATATCTACAACAGCGCCGCTAAATCCACCGCCGAAGTATAACGGCACCCAATGGTCGGGGCTGTCTCGACCTCCACGGAAAAATAGGAAAGGACTAGATTGTTTACTACCTGCTCTTCTTATACCATCTGTTTTGATGGCATCGTATGTGTTGGCGTAACCCTTGAACACTATGTCATTGGCAGATGGTGTGGACCAGTTAGAAGAACTAGCATTGCCTACATAGATGACTCTGGTAACACTATTTGCACCGGGCTCACTTCTTACTGTAGCATATTTGTCAGAACTGTATCTAATTAAGAAAGGTTGACCCCAACTATTAGCGTTGTTAGATGCAAGTTTACCGAACAAGGCCCATGTCTGGCCGCCTGCGACATCTATGTTTGTAGTTCCGCTTGCAGCACTTATCAGTGCAGAAGGCGAATCAACCCTAGGTATAATTCTGTCACCTGCTACATCAATGAAGTTTTCACCTCGTAGATTTCTTTGCCATGTAGTAGTGTCGACAGTGTTATTCTGACTGTCCACCAAGACAGGAGTGGCTGTGTTGGCATTAGCGCCTCTATACTTAGTGGTAATCTGTAGTAAGGTCTCAGGTATGTAACCGACATCTAATCGAGTACCACTATCTATTTCGCCTGTGCTAAGACCTCCTGTGTGTTTGCTAGTTACCGTAGCATCTGTTGAAGCACCGTCTAACAATCCAAAGTCTTTAGTTCGCTTTGCCTCGAACAATTTACTCAAAGATGTTTTTTTGTCTGCTCTTGATTTTATTCTAATAGCAGTAGGACTAACGCCCCACTCTCCTAATGTCTTACCGTCAGGAGCAAACATGTGCGTGCAATCAAAACTCGTTGCGCCTATGTCATCCAATCCAGCATCTGGCATATTGATAGCATGTTCTACAGCAGCAGCAATTACCTCATCCGTCAACAGACAAGTGAAATTTATCCTTGGACTCAATATCAGCCCCGGTCCACCATCTACGATTTCTGTAGTGTTAGTGACCCCGTAAAAGAAGTGCTTGTTGGCTGTGCCACCTGACTTACCGAAGTGGGAACGACTGGTGTAGAATGTAGTCATACCTTGGTCGCCGCTAGTTCCTGCATCATCACTTAGTTGTAACATACCTGATTCTGGGAAACCAAGATAACCTAGTATATCTGGGTGAGAAAAAGAGCCTCCGTTGTCATACGGGCTAGTCAAAACAACTTCTAATGTTGTTCCGTTAAGAGTCGCAGTTACATGTATACCTACATGTGGGCTTGGATAATTGTTCCACAAATTACCTTTGTAAGACTGCAAAGTGCCCCCAGTCAATTCGCCACAAACTTCTCCTTGGCCTACTACATGCTTTCCTATAGTAAAGCCACCTTGCGCTACATCTCTATCGTCAAAATGAATGATAACTTCTTCATCCAATGTAGGCGGTAAGTATGTGTTATCATTAGCAAATGATTGTCCAAACTGTCTGTAGACCATCCGTATGGTATGGTTGTTGCCTCGGTGGTCAACAAATCTAAATCCGTAAAGTGGAGTATTACCTATGTTTTGTTTTTTCATGTCATCTTTAGGTATATAGCCACCAGTGTTATTTACGGTGAACTCAGACATGGACCTTCCTTCGACAGGAGAGGAGCCATATTTCGACCTGAATACCGCTTGAGTGCCATCATTATCGAAGCCCCACCTGCTCACATCAGGTGCCCATCCGGGTATACCTGCCTGTGTCAATCCACCAAAGTTTATTCTAGCCTTTGCTCGACTACCAACTCTCAATCCTTCGACTAGGGTTGAGGCAGGGCTTTTAGTTTCAAAAGATTCATTGAGCAATGTGTTTGCGCTTCTACCACTCACCATTTCTGTGTTAGCAGTTTCTAACGCAGTTCCGCTGTCAGCATTATCTGGTCCTAGATTTAAATTGTTAAAAAACGGGTCTGAGGGATTTTCCGGCGGTAGATGCTCCTTCAATGTTGTAATAGGAGCAAACGGTCTACCAAACCTATTGATAGGCATAGGTGCAGGGTGCATATTTTCTCCGGTTATCTCATCAGGCTGACACCAATAGTTTCTGAAACGACCACCGTGGCCTATCAAGAACTGAGGCTTGTATGGACTTTGTGCTTTACTACTATCTAACCAAGCGCAAAAATTACGACCAGCAGCACCGGGTATAGTAGAGTGAATGACGATAGAAAATCCTTTTTTGTTATCAGAATCTAATACAACCCTACCTAAATGAGCCCTAACATAACCCATGTGGCTACCTCTGTCATGACTAGAAAATGCTTTTTCTACATCCCAAAACGGTGCTGGGTCGTGCGTAGATGCTGTTGCAGCAAAATCAGCGTGTAAGTGTGTGGCTGCTGGGTCAATGTTAGTACTGTATGCGTTAGATTTAGGTCCAGCACTTGTCAAATCAAAACGAGCGCTTTCTCCCAGATATTGGTCATTTGGTCTACGGGCGTGTGTTTTGCCATTCTTAGCACCGGCTTGATTGATGAGCCTAACTACTTCTATAGCAGCAGATTCGATATTAGTCACTCCTTCTTTTAACGACACCTCGCCTAAATCCACAGTCAGCCTTCTTACGAAATCCATCTGAGTCCAATGGTCTAAATTGTTTAAGCGAGAATCGGTTAATGTGAGTTGCTTTGACCTTATACCTTTCATAGCCAAAAATACAGGTATGACTCTAGTGCCGTCAGGAGTATCGAAAAATGTAGAAGACTCTCTAGTACCACTGTCTATGACTTGGTGTTCTGCGATAGCGTTATCAGTTGAAGCCACAGCCGGGTTTGTCCTGCTACTGTATCCTTGTTTAAGTAAACCGCTTATGCCGCCTACATTATGTTCTGATATAGCGCCAGTTGCGCTTTCGTTTAAATTCGAATTGTGTGCGTAACTCGACTCTATAAAATCAGATTTGGTAGTAGTGTTCATTCTCTTGTTCTGACTAGGGAAACCAGCAGCAACATCTAATTGTGTGCCAGAATCTGTGACTGTGTTTTTTACGACTCCTGTTTTGTTGGTATCTTCTTCACTAATTCTAGCAGCGGCGGGACTTGACTGAACTTGCATGTGTAAGTCTTGGAACGCAATAAATTCTCTATCACCTTTAACATCGTATAATAATATTCTAACGAAATCGTCTGTGCACTGATACGGGTCCAAGTAAGCGACGACAGGTGCAGTAGTAGTCGCAGCGAACAACTCAGCGTAATTTAACTCAACTGTTTTGTTGATATGTTGAACTAAATTCTTAGCCGTTTCTATACAACTGTTTCCAATCAAGAAGTTTTCTATTGGCACACTGTCTCTTGGATTAGCGCTTGCACTGGCCATACCACCGTTGAAACCTGTCCATACCTCGCCTTCATTTAGTGTCCCTCGACTTTTACAAAACAAGCCCTCTACTGCATAAGGATTAGTGTAGTGCATGTTCATCCATACTGTATCGCCCTGTCTTAATCCACCTACACAATAAGGATGAGACCAAGCCCTATTGAGGAATGTTTCTTTGACCTTTGGCCAAGTGCTAGCAGAGGTAGCATATAGGTCCTCTACAAATATCTCATCACCTACTGCTGGAGTAAAACCGCTATCGGGACTTACTATAGTAAGCACATTGCCTACTCTGTTGTCGTAAAATCCACGATTGATTGCACCACTAGCATTTCTAAATACGACTCTGAATTTGTAATCAGAATCTGGAGAACTAATTGGAAACAAACTAGCGTCATCTAGTGTAAGAGAAGTGGCAGGACTTCCGGTTACTGCGATAACTTTTGCTCTCGGTCTTTTACTGACAATCTTGGGTAAGTGAGGGTTGGTTGTCGGACCTGCTCTAAGTTCGATGGCGCTAACATATTGTCTTAGCCCATAATCTACATTGCCACCTTGCGTCATCACACTAGACCTATCAAAGTAGAATGAACGACGATTTTCGTACCCTGCACTAATCAGACTTGGGTTGTCAGCAATACTGTTGTAATTCATGTCTTGATAGCCGGGTGCTGGTGTGAGATGTGCACCTACAGTTAAGTCACGGAAAAAATTTTCACTGGCTATGAAGTCATCGCCATGGGCACCTGCAACTTCTAAGTAATGGTCGCTGATGTTTCTACCATCATAGATAACCCATTCGCCATTGGGTAAGAATGCCCTACGATATCTGGCTCCACCAGCAATACCTGCCACATCTACGGCTGGGGCTGTCGGTATCGGGAATATATTAGCATCCTCGACATATATTTTGTGAGCGCTAGTAGTATACGGTCTGGTAACTTTCGTGCCACTCCTGTGACTGCCAGACTGTATTGTGTAAGCAAACGGTCCAAATATTTCAGGGTCTTGAGGTGAGACACTGTCAACCCTTCTACCAACCGGACTAGGGTTCCATGAGTGTGCAGTATGTGTAGCGTCGATGTGTAGTTTCATACTGTTATCGGGACCGGGGAATATACTTTCTTCTGGGTTATCAAAGAAAAAGTCTTCAAACAGTGGTATCTCTACCAACGCTCTAGTGCTTGCATATTGGCTACCTAATTGATAATCGTGTTGAACTGTGTCTAATGTTTGGAACAACCTATCGTTGATAGTAGTCCCGTCATTACACATTGACTCTTCACTAAACTTATCGTCAACATGTAAAATACTACCTTTAGTAATTCCAGTAGAGGTAATCCAATCAGCAAGACTTGCTGCTTCGCTACCGTCTGCTAGAACAAATTTACCTGAACCTTGATGAGTTGACCCGCTAGCGAAAGTAAATACATCGCCGGATTTGCTAGTATATTCTGCACTAGCAAATTGTTTCTGTTCCCCCTGATTACCAGACAGTTCCAAGTAGATTTTACCAGTCGCAGGGAAACAGTATGTTCCCCATGATTGTAAATCAGTGGCCTTATTGTTGAGTGGTAACACTGTAACAGTGGTAGAACTAGTTGCACTAACAACTGTTTGACAGTCTCTACGAGTATTCCAAGCAAGTCGTGTAAGAGGCGCCGGGTCCCAAGTCTCTTTTGTGTTGACTGCCCCTTGGCCGCCACCGCCAAGCATAATTGTTACCACTGGCGCACCCGGCATGATTTCTTTGACAATGTGAGAATCTGGGCTGGCTGAACCTTTTACATTCACCGTCGATGACGCTATATCGCTCAACAATCCGTGTGCCCTCAACACAGCGTTACCATCTTCACCGTCTGCGAAAGACAAAACTCTAGCCTTTGACATCAAATGCTCTACACTGATATGATTTCGCATTTCGGTATCTTTTGTCATCTTAGATAACTGAGCAAAACGGCTCCTTTGACTCGGTTGTATGACTAGACTAGTGATATTGTTTCTCGACTTATGCTCGATAATATCAAAATATTCGTGGACAGCGGTGCTTTGGTTAGTGCTTCCCCTTCCGGCTGCTTGCGGCTCTAAGAATATCTCATCCTTGATTACAACAGCGTCACCTGTTCCTGCACCTACTGTAAGGCTACTAGATGTTACTGCCGTAACTATACCTAGATTCTTACCATCTGACTTGTATATCACATCATTTACTGATATTATGTCGTTAACAGTGCCCCCTGTTACATTCATCGCACTAGATGTCGAAGCAGAATAATCAGCAGTAAAAGTAAGACCTAGTCTTTGTCTTGTCCCGTTGGTAGTTTTTCTTAATTTGACATTAGCCAACTCTTCGTAGTCTGATGATTTGACAAAATGATTACGAACTAGAACACGATGAAAAACAGATGACCTATTTGCTAACTCAGTCTGAGCCAAACCTATACCTTTCGGTGTTGTTTGTGGCGAGTCTGTATTGACCGACGGTAAGTAATTAGCCGGGCACAAACTAAGGTCAAGTTGATTTTCACCTACCAAGCCTTCTGCATCGTCGCCTTCTAACTGACCATCGTCGAAAGGAAATAAGTTGGGTGTTTTGAAAGTCAACAGACCACCGGGTGAAACAACAGTTAGTGGCTTAGTGTTAGCAGATGTTCTTATCAAATCTAATATACTAGTTGTCCCAGTCAAAATTGTGCTTACATCAGGTAATGTTTTGTCAACTAATAATTTAGGCGTTTGGTCTATAAATTTTACAATTGCATTAGACACTGCGGCAGTGTTGAAAGCGCTATTATTAGGAGTAGCAGAAAACACTATTGTTTTCGCAGAATGACTTATGGTAGCGGTTTGGTTAGTATAAGAAGTAAATGGAGTATGACCGTCTATTGATATTCTACTAGCAGGTATTGTAGCGTTATCTACATCAAAGCCTTTTACACTTTGAAGCGTTAATGTAGCAGTAGATATATTCGCTGTCAATCGAGATGTTGCTCTTACATTGAAGTGTTCTCCTGTTCTGTCTATAGCATTGTAGTGAATCTGAATGAACGGTGCATAATTATAAGTGCTCAACTCAGGC